TAAGTGCTTTGACTTTCTTGACCAAACTGAATTGCTTCTAAATTTCTTCTAAATTGACTTTCATTAATCTGTAAGTTTCTTGTTAATGAAGCATTATAGTTTCCTTGAGTTCTATAGAAATCTGCCATTAAAGCATTTGTAGAACCACTCATTGCAAGTCCACCAGCATCACCAGCTTGTGCTACATATTGAGATTGAGCTGACCTAGTTTTCTTATCTGCTTCAAAACCCTTTTGAGCTGATTGAGATGTTAATTGTCTTATTTTTAAACCTTCTGCGGCATATCTTTGAATAGCATTTTGTCTTGCTAATTCATTTTGCCTATTTTGAGCTTGTTGCTGTGCTTTTTGTTGAGCATTAGTTGCTTGGTATTGAATACCTGCTGATGCAACTGATGCAATCATCAAAGCTGTTGTAGGTTCTACGCACATATTTTTATAATTTCATAAAAAGGTTGGTTTAATACTCCGTAATTAGTTTTTCGTAAAAACTTAAATCCACACCACTTTAACCATTTGATGTGAAGTTCGTTTCTACAATCTACAAAATTGAAAAGTATTTTATGTTTGTTTGTTAAAAAATTTACTAAATTTCTACATTGTCTTAAGAATGGTATTTCAACTTCTTTCAAACCATTACTTGCTAAAAGCCAAATACTAGACAATGAATTTGTAATTTGGTTTACCCCAAAGATTGCTATTGGAATATTTTTTGAATTAAATATTGTGAAACAAACTGTTGAATGTTTGTAACTATAATAAAGACCTTCGTAAGGTGTAAGACCTATAGAACTTAAAATTTCTCTTTTATCTTCAAATCTTAATCTTGGAGCTAAATTCTTTATATCTTCAAGAACAGTTAAACGTATATGATTAAATCCTTGTTGTTGGGCTAACATAATAACCATTCCAAGAAGCATTAATAAAATTAGAAGGTAAATGACTGTCGTTACTTATTGTAACAGTAAATTTGTCATTCTCTGATTGAACAGCAAATTCATAATCACCATCTTCTAAATTAACTGTACCTAATAATCCTGTACCAGTTATTGTTCCTGTAAATGTAGTTGAAGAACTACTTCTACCAACAGGTTGAACTAATGTAGTAAAATAACCTGTGTCATTATAAGATACTGCCCAGCTTCTAATTTGTAGTCTTCCTTCTTTAACTGAAATTTTAGAACCTGCTGTATCAGCATCTTGCATAAATTGTTGAGAGAAAGTAAATGTAAAATTATAAGTTTCACCTATAAATAAATTTGTAGAAGAAACATTTCCACTAACAACAATCGTAGTGCCATTAACTGTTTGGCTAACTATAGCAATTTCTCTACCAGAAATATTTGCACCACCACTTCTAGTTACAACTGACATCGTATTTTTAATTGCGTATGGAAGTGTAATAGTAGTTTGGTCTGTTCCTGAATTATAACTTCTTGAAACTCCTGTAGAGCTTTCTTGAATTTTTCTATCTAGATGAGTTAAATAAGTTGCTCCTGTATCTGTTAAATTAGGAGATATATCTAAAGTCTCAATGAATACGTCTGTTCCTCTTTGAATTACTAAATATAAAGTATTTTCAATAAAATCTACATTTAATATGTTTGTGTTAGCAGAAGTTCCCATGCTCCATTTATGCCAAGCACTTTGTAATCTTTTGTTATTTGAAACATAATATTGATAAACATAAAGAGCATTTGTTTCGTCAGAACTTATTGCAACTACAATGTTTTCATTAGTTGCAGTAGTTATTTTAAATACATTCTTAGGAATAAATTTTGGTACATTTGCAGTAATGTCTTCTGCTTGTTTTACGTCAGTATCAGAGGAAATATAATATTCTCTAAAACCTGTATAGTTTCCTTTAGGAAAACCAAAGATAACATTAGAACCAGCATTAATAGGTTTAATATTTCTATCGCTTTCAAATTCTGTAGTAACATTTATAGCAACATTAGCGGCAGTTAATACTGTTCCACCTGTTAAAATAAACTGTGTTTGGTCTGATAATACTAAAAGTTCTTCATCAAATGATACTGCTGACCTTAATATAGAAACTTTAGAATGTGTTGATGCTACATCTATTGGGTCTGTATCTAAAACTTGTGTAACTGTTTCTGGGAAGAATTGAAAAAATTCCCCACTTCTAGACATTACAATATTTTCATCAGCTAAAAATCCTAGTCTATTTCTGTGAAAAAATATTTCATTAATTTTACTACCTATAAAACTTGGGTCTGGTGCAGAAGTTAAATCACCTGCTACTCTATTACCCCAAACTGGTACATCATAAGTAACTGCACTTAATGTGTATGTACTATCATCACATTGTGTAAATCTAAAATTTCCATCAGCAGTTCTTATTAGAACATGCGGCATCGTAGTTTCGTCAATTTCAATAACTGTATTTGGTGCAACTGTTTCTTCCCAAACTCCATCACCACCAGAGCTTTCAATAAATTTTACAAAATAATTATCAAACTTATTTGTTGCATCACCTGTTACTTCAACAACCATATTATTAATTGCAGGTAAAGGTAGAGCATCAAAATTATCTACTGTGTCTTTAATTACTTGTGATGCTTGGTCTCCATAGGAATCGGAAGCACTAATAGCTAATGTTCCTGATGCTTTAATAACTGAAAAACTTGAATTACCAATGTTTGCTAATGTTAATCCAGCAGGACTTCCAATAGCACTTCTTAAACCATCTCTAACTTGCTCTGTTGTTACAGACCCAGTAGTGGCTAAAGTGTGATTATAAGTAACTCCGTCTATTGTAATTGAATATTTAATTCCGTTAATTCCTTGAGTACAAGTATAAACAGCTTGTTGTATTTTAGCTGGACTAGTCGTTGCCGACATAGCTGTTGTAATATTTTTATTAAGAACAAAAGTATAATCAGCAATAGACGTACAAGAAAATTGAGTTCTTGGAGATGCTGAAGTTAAATATGCAGAAGCTCCTGTCTGCATAACAACTGATTTTTCTGTTCCTGTAGTGTCAAAAACTCTAATAGAACCATTAGTAATAATGACAATATATCGTTCTGTTAAATCTCTATTAATCGTATGAACATACGCATTAGTAAGAGCTGATGTTGAAATTTTTTTTATATGTGTAGTGTTAGGTCTTTTTTTTAAACCTTCTACAACACTAGAAAATCCATTTAGTTGAGATGTAAATTGTGACGATAATCTTAATACTTCAGGTTGCTGTGATACACCTTGCACCAAGTTAGGAATAGTTTTGCTAACTAGTGCCATTTTAATAAATTACGTTAGTTCTACTTACTGTGTATGCACCTAATTGATTATCAAATATTGTGTAATCTCCTGTTGATGCTTCAGCTTGTTTTAAAACAATTAATGCTCTTGCTTCATCTTCTTGAGAAAATTTATGAAGTGTAGTTGCTCCTAAAGTTCTATCGTGGAATACTCTAGCACTTCTAATAGTTATATATCTTTTAGCGGCTTCTGGTATGTCTGCAAAATCTAAAAGGTAAACTATTGTAACTTCATCAAAGTCTCTATCAAAAATATCTGTATTTTCTGCAAGATTATAAATGTAATTATTTCTTTGTACTATATCGTAAGATACTTTGTACTATATCGTAAGATAATTTTGAAAATTTATTTGGGTCTAATTCAACTCTTAAAACATTACTAGCTAAAGGAATTTTATTGCTACCATCTTTTGATAATGTTGCTTTGTAATGTGTATTAAAATGCCAACCTTGAGATTGTACTTCTCTATTAATTTCGTTTAAAACATTTCTAGCCATTGTTCCATCAACAGGTAAACTTCCAGTTAAAGAACTTAATGGAGCTTCACCCACTGTAGAAAGAATTGTATTAACAGCTTCTAATTCAGATGTACGAGTTGTAATTGTCATTTGAGAATATTTTTAAAGGGGGAGAAATTAATCTCCCCCAGTTTTTAACTTTATAATTAAATTAAATTATGAAGTTTTAATTGATACTGCACACTCTGGTCTTAATATTCCATGACCAAGTGCCATTCTTGCAGTCATTAGTGTTCCAAGTCTTCTAGGGTCGTAAGTAGTTTCAAGAACTAAATCTTTTAACTTTACAGTTCCTACAGCTTGTTTGTGGAACACAACAGCTTGAACAGTAGAAAAGTTTCCAATGTAAGTGTTGTTTGTTCCAGCAGTAGAAGCGGCAGATTGGTCAGTAAATGACGCAACTGCTGTATTTGATTTAACAAGAGGTACACCACCAATAGTAGTAATTACACCTTGTGACCTGTCACCAGCATTAGCACTAAAATCTCTAGACATAACACTGTCTAAATTTAATAATTGATAATATTGGTCAGGTTTTACAACGATAAACCTATCAGAAGAAGGTACATCGTTTTCATCTAGTTTTTGTATAGCATCAAAAATGCTGTCCTTTAATGAACTTGCA